CACCCAGAGACGATCACCCTCGGCGGTGCCGACCACTGGTCAGAAGACCCAAGCGCCCGCCTCGCTGGCCGCGCTCACGTCTCGGTCAACATCCACCACGCCTACGTCCAGATCCCTGCGGCGATCCAAGCGGTCCGCCCAGTCATCAACTACGTCCCGACGGGGAGCACGCCAGACGAGCGTCAGGCTGCCGCCCTGCGCGAGCGCCTCTACTTCCGATGGTGGGACGCCAACGAGATGGACTTGCTGCACGAGCAGGCTGCGCTTCTGAAGGAGCTCTACGGCCACACCGCCGCCAAGGTCTACTGGGATCCAATCGAGCGCGTGCCGAAGGTCTCCATCATCGAGCGACCTGAGAACCTCTACCTTGGCTTCGGCAACAGCGACTACAACCGCCTTGACTGGGCGCTCTACACCTACGGGATGTCGCCGCAGTCAATCCAAGAGGACTACGGCGTCAACGTCATCCCCGTCAAGCAGGGCGAGAAGTGGTTCCCATACACGACACGCGGCAGCCACGACGATCCGATTGGCAACGTCTGGGCAAACGCTTTCGAGCGCAACCCGCTCCGCCGCGAGACTGCTTACGAGCAGATGCAGGTGGAAGTCTACGACTACTGGTACAAGGTGCCGACCAAGCCAGGTGAGGCACCGTTGGTGTACAACGCCATCTATGTCGGAAATACGCTCGTCAAGAATGATGCACACCCAGAGTACGGCGGACAGATTCCGTACATCCACCTCCCGAACGGCAAGATCCCAGGTAGCCCGTACGGCAAGCCTGCGCTCTACGATCCTGAGCAACTACTCCGCGAGAAGGACGAGCGGGTCACTGCAATGGCGCAGATGATCCAGTCCATCGTCGGCGGGCAGATGTGGCAGTTGGTCGGTGCCGAGGCTCCTGACGAGGTTCCACCGAACGCGCTGCCAAAGCCTGGTCGCGTGGCAACGCCTGGACCTGGCAACGAACTCCGAGCCATCCAGCCGTTCATTCCGCAGTTCCAGATCGAGGCGTATGTCGCCCGCATTGACCGTGAGTTGACCGTGGCAACGGGTCTGAACGACCTGCTCCTCGGCCTCGCGCCCGCGCAGGTGCTCGGTTCCTCACGAGCCATCGCCGCGCTCATCGCCAACTACGAGTCCCGCCTCGCACCGAAGCGCAAGGTGTTCTACTCGTGGATGAAGAAGGTCTGGGAGATGTGCGCCCGCATCTGGGAGGAGAAGGATCCTGCGGTCAAGTCCATCATTGCGACCGAGTACCGAATCGAGATCGTTCCGCCTGAGCTCACGCCACGAGACACGCTGGAACTTGCCAGCACCGCGATCAACCTCGTACAGAACCGCATCTGGAGCGCAGAACGCGCAATGGATCGCGTGGGCGTGGAGGATCCGATTGGCGAGAAGGAACTCATCCGCGACGAGCAGACGGATGCAACACTCAATCCTGCCGCTGTTGCCACAATGACGCAGGTCATTGGACAGATGCAGCAGATGCAGATGGGTCAGCAGCAGATGCAACAGCAGGCACAGATGATGTCGCAAGAACAGGCGCTCAACGCGCAACGGATCTCGCAGTCTGGCGTCACTGGAAGTCAGTCGCTAAACCAACCAGAGAATCAAGCGCAGTTGCCGCCTGAAGCAACGGCTGCCAATGCGGCGGCGCCAGGAGAGGAAAACCTCGTCCCAGCGCCGACGGGAACGAATGAGGTACAAGCCTAATGGCACGACGCGGACGTTTCGGTAGGGCCGAGGCAGGCTCATCCAATCTTTCATCGTTGATTCAGCAACTCATCCGTGAGCAGAAGGCTGCGGAAGAGCGGCTGCTGCTTGAGGCGTTCTACAACGGGTCAGCTCTGTACGGCAGTGTGCCAACGATGAACGATGTCATTGCGTTCTACAAAGATTTAGCCGATCTTGGCGGGCTTGATGAGAACTCAGTAGAGTGGCAGTCAATGCTCCAAAAGATTGAACAGGCTAATAACTTTGACATCAAGCGAGAATACAACGCGCTCATTACGGAATTTAATAATACTGATGGATCAAATTACGTTGAGTTAATAAATTTTATTACTGGTCGAGCAACGACGTCTACCGATCAAGATGATCTTAACTCTTTCCAGACTGGAATTAAAAACCTCACAACTTCATTCCTAAAGTATCAAGGTGAAGCCCTTTCTCGTGGTGAAATAACACCAGATGAATACCAGAGAATTACTCTTGAATCGCTTCAGGTTCTTGATCCAGGAAGCAAAGAATACCAGTCTGCAATTTACGACGCATTTGTCTACGAGTGGAATGCTCTTTCTACCATCTGGCAAAACAGAGTAAAAGCTGGAAAGGTAAGCGAATCTAAGTTCCAGTCTTGGGCAAAGACTTTTGCCGAACGAGTTTCTTCATCTGGAATTGGAAAGAAAACAGAACTTTATAGTGCAATCTTTGCAACTATTGCAACATACAACACGAGTGGCGGAGGCGGAGGAAACAACAGCCCAACTGCAAAACGACTTAATCAGACCATTTCTGACTTTTCCACCTTACTGACACTTGCTTCTGGATTGACTGGTGTTGATCTTGGGAAAACTGAATTGTCTGATCTTTCAGATCCAAGTTCTACTACACTCAAGAAAATGACTAACAACCCAGAAGCGATGCTTTTGCTTGCTGATTATCTTGACAGCAATCCTGGATTTACCAATGAAACGTTGACTCGACTTGGTATTCAGGATGGAGATGACCTTCGCCAGTGGCTTAATAAATCTATTAAAGACGGGTACGGAGACGCTGCCGTAGTTGCCGCAAGCGGCGGAACAGACAACGTTGACCTATGGCACGGGGTATTTACTACGAACGGAAACGCAACTGGTATGGATGAGTTTGCATATGCAAGCACTAAGTGGGCAAAAGATCTTAGAAATGCTTCTGGAAACGAAATACTTATTGCCTATTACAATAATCAATGGAAGTCTTACCTTAATGGTGGTAAGTCAATATATGGAACATTGCCAGACAACCTTGGGACAGAAGCAAACGTTGCCCTGTATCAAGCTGAGGTTGCCGCTGCCAACAGCGGAACAAATGCTGGGCCAACACTATCTGGCGTCGTTAATGATTCCGATATTGACTGGTCAACCCTACCGCAGTCAGAGCAAAATGCTACCGCACTTATGTCTGGTGGGGCATTGCTAAATTATGACCCAAAGAGTGGTCAGTACACTGTTGTTGGTAAGCAGGCAGCAACTGCAACAACTGGTGCGCTGAAGCAGATTACATTTGTCAAGGCTGGAGATCAGCTTGTTCCTTTCACACTTACAATTAATAGCCAAGAGGTTATTGATGAGAACGGAGATACGATTGCCCGCGTTTACCAGAAACCAGGTGGGGAGACGGTAATCGTTGACGTCAGGAGCGGTCAAGTTATTACTGGGGTTGAGTTGCTGGAAAGCGGAGATAAATTTGTCATTGGGGAAGGAACCCCAGAGACTAAGGGAGCCCCACCACTCATTGACCCAACTCCACTTTATGTTCCTGGCCGAGACAACTTTACCGACCCTTCAATGATTAGGGATGGATTGAGAAATCTTGTCGAACTTGGAACTTCAAATGCGCTCACTGAGTCTGAGAAAGATGCTCTTCAAACGCAGGTAGATGCGCTTAGTAGAGAAGCCGATCTTATTGAAGCGTCAAACATTGAGGCCTCTGCACGCCCAGACGACATTGAGGCAAAGATTAAAGTGGCAGAACTTCGAGGGGATCAAAACATCATTGACGCATACTCCTGGTTTGCAAACAATGCCGATATCGTATCGTTTGACCAGAACGGCAAGCCACAACTGAACTATGCTGCGCTAAAAGAGAAGGAACAAACTGCTCAGGCTGGTGGACTTACTGGCGCTCAGGGCGTCGGTGCGCAGATCGGCGCTGGAATTGGTGTGGTTGTTGGCACACCGCTCGGACCACTTGGTATGGGTGCGCTTGGTGCAATCGGCGGATTGCTTGGAACGGCACTTACTACAGAGAACAAGGCAATGGAGTTCCAGGCTGCCGTCCTAAAGTCTAGGACTCAAAAAGAGATTGAGCGTGACAGAGCAATTGGCGCTCGACTCCCAACCTCAGAGAGCTATCTGAATCGAGTCAACCAGTCAACTGGTGGAACAAACACATTCTTTAGGAATCTGGCAGCTCCGATGCCATCGTCATCGCCATACCCTGTTGGCAGCCTGGCAACGCCAAGAGTTGCTACGCCGCCAAGTCCGCGTGCCATTGCACCAGCAAAAACACCAACACCAATTGCCCTAACGCCGTTCAATCCAGCAGACCCAGAAGCTCGACGAGCAGTCATCCTTGGGCAGCAGGCAACGGCTGGAGGAAATATTAATAACTTGAATAATGCTCCTGGGAAAATAACTAATTTGGTGGTCAAGTAATGCCTAACCCATTTGGGTCAAGTGGATCTGGTCAGTCCTCAGACTATCGCGCACCAAGCATCACGGTCAACAAGGGACAGAAAGTCAAAACGGTAAATGACGCTGGGCGAATATCGGTAGATGTATCTAACCCAACAGAGACGATTGCCAAGTCTGCGCAGGATATGGCACAGGGACTTGTTGGTGTTGGCAAAGGTCTAGTTTCAATTGCAGAGAATCTTCCTGTTGTTGGAGTAGTTGCGAAGCCAGTCATCGGCGGTATTGGAACGATTGCTGATGCTACCATTGGTCAGGTTGTTGGCGCCGTTGAGAAGTCCCCTATTGGCGGTGTTGCCAGTGGCGCACTCGGAGCATTGGGAGACATCGGGATGGGTGCGCTTGAGGTTATCTCTGCGCCTGGTCGGTTCACCGAGCAGAAGATTGCGGAGGCACGCATTCGCAGTACGCAGGATGGTCGATACGACCCAATCCGAGTATTGTTTGGTGATGCTCCAGCAGCGGCGGTGAATTCCGTCCGAAGCGGCGGTAGCATTGAGGATGCTGCGCTTCAGCTCGCTAATAGCAATGCTGGGTTTAGCGAAAACGGGGCAATGAATTTCCTCTACTCACTCGTCATTGATCCACTTAACCTCATTGCCCCTGGTGCTGGAAAGGCTGTTGCCATCGGTGCAGAGGCGGCAACGCTCAACCGCATTGGCGTGGCTGGGCTAAAAGAACTTGCCCAAAAAGCGACCAAGGCTGGACTTAAGGATGCAGCCGCTGGATACACCAAGCAGGCCGCCTTCCTTGAGAAGTGGGGATTTGCCGCGAAGGTCTACGAGGAGACGCTTGGCAAACTAGATCGCTTCAAGCGCAACCTTACATCCAACATTGCCAAGGAGTCAGCGACCGCATACACGCGGGTCTACGCTAGGGGACTCACGGCTATCGATACCGTATTGAGTGACATCGGCGCAGCGGTTGGTATGCGCAATGCCGACCAGGGATTGCGCAATGTGGCAACGACCTTTGCAAATGCCATCAAGTCATCATCGGTACGCGCTCGCGCAGCCATCGTGCGATCCAATGCCAAAGACTTCTCTGACAATATCGTCACGGATGCAATTGCCCAGGCTACTGAGAAGAAAACGCTACAAGACTTCCTTGCTACCGAACTGGCACAAGGCGGAACGATTGGCGATCTAATGAAGCGCCTTGAGGTTCCAGATGAAGACGTTGCCAAGATGTTTACAGAGATTGAGGGTGGCGTAGCATCTGGACTCCGTGCTGCCGAGTTGCGACGAACACAGGCGGTGAGCGAGGTTCGACAGAAGATTGAAGAGGCTGCTGCCAACGCCCGTGTTCGCCAGCAGAGAGACCTTATCCGAGCAACAGCCGAGTACAAGGCCAAGGCAGATGCACGACTCGCATCTGAGGATGCATTCCGCGTGCTGTCTGAAGCAAAGCTTGACCGCGTTCCATCCGCTACCGATACTGCTCGTGGTATTGAGGAACTAGCATCTGACCTCGCCGCTGGATTCGGCATCAAGGATACTGTTGCCCGACAAATTGCCGAGAAGGTGTTCAAGGAGAACGCAGGGGATATCAGAACACTAACCGATGTCCTGGCATTTGCCCGCGACGCTGCCTATGGCCAGGCAATCCGTGAGCTGGCTGCCATCCGAAAGGCGTTCAAGGCTGGAGACTTCCTGTCTCGCATCACGATCACCTCAACCAGAAGCCTTACCCAGACGGAATCCAAGTCGCTCGTCGAGCAGGTCACCGCACTTGAGAAGGTCGCCAGGGGGGCTGACGAGGCTGCTGCTGCTTCTGCCAAAGCGGAACTAAAGCAGATCTCGGACAACCTCGTCCGACAGTATGACGAGTTCGGTGTCTTTGCTGGATCGGACTACACATACAGCCAGGTGCTGGACTTCCTGAAGAAGTCGCAGAAGATCACTGTGCGAGAAATTACCAGCAAGGAACGGGCAATCATCAAATCACGCGCCAAGGAAGGCGCGGTCCAGCAGTTGACCGCAATGGAGCAGCGGCTGTTGAGGTACGGCTACCGACTCGGCATCGCCCCAGAGGATACGGTCTCTACAATCCGAACAATGGTTGTTGACCACAACGGTCGAGAATCGTTCACTGAGATGGTGATGCCGTTCTCCGATACGCTGGACCACGTTGCCATCAAGGGTCTTGACGATGACCTCGCCTCGGTCAAGTTGCGCCCAAGCAAGTTGTCCAAGGTATGGGAGAAACTGACGAGACCATACGGCGTAGAGGTCACAAAGAACAACATCGCAGAGCGATTCGTCTCCAGTATGGTCCAGAAGACTGGCGTATCGGTCAACACTGCCCGCCGCTTGATGTCACGAGTAACCGACCTTGCGGCAGAAAAGGGCATTCAGCCACGCGCACTCTACCTTGACCGAGGTGAACTAGAACGCATCTTCAAGCAGGAGATGGGTGACGTTGCCTATGGTCGTCTCCTTGAGGCGAACAGCACACCAATCAAGGAAGTCATCTCGGCAGCCGCTGGTGATTGGTCCGTCTCTGGTCTTACCAGCGGATTCACTGGCCGCGTCAAGGCAATCTTCCCAGAGATCAGCGTCCTTACCGACCGATTCTATCCAGACCTGCGGTTCGGTCGACTCAACCCATTCTTCAACCTTGTGCTTGAGCGCGTTGAGACAAAGATTCAGCTCGCTGTCTACGGCATCAAGAAGGAAGTTGCAACAGAGGCAATTGGTGACATCCGAGGTACCGTCCTTCGTAAGGCACACTTGAATCCAGCATCTGTTCATCACGAGATCAATGACGGAGTTTTGAGAATGCAGGGGCGTGCAGTTCAGAACACCGCAGTGGCCATTGAGGCATCTGGCGGGTTCAAGAACCGAGTTGCCAACTTTGTCCGACCTCTTTTTAGTAAGGGGACATATTCTATTGATGGCGTTAAAGAGGCTAAGAAAATTGCCCGCGACATTATGAACGATCAGTTCGCAGTCCGTACCTTTATGGATACGCTGGAAGAGGTTGCTCCTGGCAAGATCAAGAAACTGGCCGAACACTATGGCGTGACTAAGGCAGAAGATGCAATTGAGTTGCTCCTTGCCGACTACCTCATTCAATCTGATCCATTCCAGTTTGCCAAGTACATTGAGAGTCAAGGTTCATTTGCTCGAAGCCTTGCAGCCAAGGCGCTTCGTGATGGTGGCATCCCAGCCAAGCAGGCGCAGGATATTGCAGCCGCAACGATGGCAGCATTTGAGTTGGCAATGCAACGGGCCAGTCGCGCAGCGGACAAGGCACAATACTTTGCCAGCCACCGCTCGTGGTTTGAGCGCAGCATCAACCATCCGTTCCTCGCTCTGTATCCATACTCTTATATGACGCAGAAGGCAATCCCATCGCTGCTCCGCGTTATGTTTGTACCACGAGTTGGTGGTGTGGTTGCCCCTGGTCTTGGGTATGCCAAGTGGGAGAATGTGCTAGAATGGGCAGAAAACAACGTCAACTCTGACGAAGATGTTCTTAAGCAGTTGCTCCAGAACGCTTCCTGTCACCCCAGATGCCAGCGGCTTCTCAATGCCCACGTGGCTACGACGCGGCATCATTCAGCCTGGTCTGCGTGGAGATGCCATCAAGCTAGGCGACATCGGCCAGACGATGACCGAGGTTGGTGCGCAGTTTGTCCGAGGTACCGTCCTCGGTCAAGGTCGCACAGTGCTGGAAGGCATTGAAGGAATTGACGAAGCAACAAGGGCTAACGAACGATTCTCTGGATTCCTCCAGAGTCAATCCGACTTCATCCAGGAGAAGTTCCTGGAGTTGCGCGGACAATAAGAATTAATAACCCTGACATTGGGTCGGGGAGAGAAATAAAAAGGAGAAATGCTGTGGCTGAAGAAGTCGTGAACAGCGTCGCACCTGAGTCGCAGGAGTCCACCGCGCCCGTCGCGGAGGTCGCTGCTGCCACTGAGAGCGAGGCAGACGTCACCACTTGGAAGAAGCGTCTAGCAGGTAAGGATCAGGCGCTCACCGCTACCAAGAAGGAACTTGATGAGATCAAGGCTAAGGCGGAAGAACTCGCTCGCTGGAAGGCAGAGCAGGAGCAGGCTCAGATGACTGAGTTCGAGAAGGCGCAAGCCAAGATTCGAGAACTTGAGCAGAAGGCCGCTGCTGCCGAGCAGGCCGCGAAGGAGGAGCGTCTCGCACGGGAATACCCACTCGCATATCAGTTCCTGAAGGACACTGGTGGTCTGGATGAGGTTGGCAAGGCTGCTGCCTTGGAAAACTTTGTCAAGCAGGCTGCCGCTGTGGCCTCAGTCCCTGTTGAGTCGGAACCAGCGCCAGTGGATCCAAATAATGCGCGTCGGGCAACTGCCGCGCCTGTTGAAAAGCCCAACTCTAAGAGCATCTCTGATGCGCTGAAGGCGTTGGGGAATCCATTCGCTGATAGATAAGGAGTAGCAGACAATGGCTACCACAACTACCAGCACGAGCGGTTTTTCCGATTTAGTAACGCAGCTTGTTGCTGCGCGTGCTGAGGAAGAACTCCGCGCCCGTGCTGTCCACGCGATGCCTGGGCTTTATGTCCCAGCTCGCTTCGTGAAGGGAACGAACACCCTTCGTTATGCTCGTTATGCCGACCTCTCGGTCAGCACGACGACACTGACTGAAGGCACCGCCCCTACGGACGATGCCCTCACGATTTCATCCGAGTACTTCACCGCTGCGCAGTACGGCGCGACGGTCGCGGTCTCGGACCTCGCCAATCTTGACTCGCCGCACGACCTCATCAGCATCGCTGCTGAGCGCGTGGCGTACAAGGCTGTTCGCTCGATGGACACGCTTGTCCGCGACAACATCCATAGCACGGCTGCAACCGCTGCTATCTTTGGCGCAACTGGTGCAACGACCTTGACGCAGAACACTGCCAACTCGGCGGTTGCCACGGCGGGCCTCCTGTCGGGCGCGTTCGTCAAGCAGATGGTTGCCCGCCTCAAGGGTGCGAACGTTCCGGCTTTTGCAGACGGCACGTATCGCTGCATTATCCATCCTTCCCAGGAGTACGACCTCGTGTCGGATACCTCGGTCAACGGCTGGATCGAGTCCCGCAAGTATGTTGACAACACCGAACTCCTCACTGGGGAGATTGGTATGTTCGCTGGCGTGCGCTTCATCGTGTCCTCGGACGCGAAGGTGTACACCACGGCTGGTGCATCAAGCGGCAACGTGTAC